CTACCCACGCAGACCATACACATACTACCGACCCAGCCGCCACACAGTCTGGCGGAGCCGCCCATGGAAACCCAGCAAGCGGCAATACATTTGTTAGTAGCGTAAGCGGCGGATCATCCCAGTTCCATGGACATAGCACAAACATCGCCGCTACGGCCTCTGGAGCAGAAAACACCAACCTTACCCACACCGTCACTGGCGGGGTCACCAGCCTTGGTACAACATCAGTTCAATCTACTGATGGTGAAAGTTTACAGTTGCCGAAGTCGACATTGCTAAACTTCATCATTAAGACTTGAGGTAAAAGATGGAATTTGTTAGTATTGAAGTTAGTTGCGAAACAATTGGATGCCCAAACAACGGGATCTCTGCAAACACAATCCTGAAACTAACCGAAAGCGGAGATTTGCCACATTACGTGTGCGGGGTTTGCCAGGTTGATTTGATTCCAGACCCAAACCTACCAGTCGAGAGCAATGACTGATCTGGCTCCAGTGTTAACTGGCTGCCACGTCTGCCGCAGCCCGCTTGTAGATCTGATTAATGCTCGCATTAAGAAGGGGATGGCCGATACGGCGATCAGTAAGTGGCTAGAGTCAGAAGGGCACTACGTTAGCAGGATTACCCTAGGTAAGCATAAGCGAGACCATCTGACCTCAGACCACGAGTCTAAGCGCATTGCTGCCGCAGAGGCCCTACAGAAGCAGGCAAAAACAATCAAATTTAACGGTGATCTTGCGTCTCTTGTGAGGGATCAGGTCGTTTCTTTGGTAGAGAGTGGGACACTAATGCCCTCCCTCGCTGAAGGCCTCCGAGCGCAGGAGATCATCGATAGGCGACAGGAGAAGTCATCAGATCGTGAACTGGCTATTGCGCTCGCTGGAATCCTTGGCGGCTCTATTGTGGTCGATGGTACCGCAACGGAGATCGAGGGCCCAACGGATACGCTTGTACAAGTTCTCGAAGCTACCATTCAGGCTCAAGTGGAGCCCGTTGATGACGGAGCAGGACTGGAACAACTGGGATAGGTCAATCAAGATGGCGGCACGGGCAGCCAAAGACCATTACATTCCAGTCAAATACATTAAGATTCATAAACATTTATTCCCGAGCAATTGCGATCTAGGATCAACGGACACTGGTCGGAAGACCATCGAGCTATGCGACGACCAGGCAGAGACCGCACTCCACGAGCTAGCGCACATCTGGTCACAAGCGAACCATACGGAGATCTGGGTGCGTAAGCTCTATCAACTACACGAAGAGTACCTCGAGGACGATGAGATTGATCTCTATCGCCGAGAGACGGAGAACCGCTACAGGGCAGCCAAGAAGATGGCAGAGGACGGGGAGCCCGTAAAGAAGAAGCGCAAGAAGCGCCGAAGGGGGAACAAGAGGCTTGTCGGTTGATCTCGCTAAAGGCACCATTGCACGCGATCTGGCTTTCGGCCGCACTAACGTCGAGTTCTTTGCTGAACGTTGGTTGGGCATCAAGGGAAACCCAGGTCAAGTTGCCTGGTGGACAGCCTGTGCAGAACGCGATTCCTCTGGGTGGAGACCGAAATACCTCACAACAGTCGTATCCGCTGGTAATCGTGCGGGGAAAACGCTGGCGATGGCGGTCGTATGCCTACATCATGCCTTCTATAAACTCGGCATCAAACCTCCAGAGGACGGCAAAAACGATGCACGCCGATGGCTCACGCAGCCATACGAATGGTATCACATCGGCATTCAGCAGGAAACTGCGGAGCTTGTTTACCGCGAGCTGACGATGATGCTTGAGGGTATCCACCCAGCCCAGAGGGGCAAGGGATGCCCACTCATCAAAGAGCTTGGGAAAATTGCATCATATGACAAGAAGTACAGAGGGGAATATCCGTGGATTCAACTAAGCCCAGTAGTCGGCGGGGCAAACATTCACTTCCGAACAACCCAGGACAAGGCAAAGGCACTCCTGGGGAAGGACATGAACGGGATCTCGTTCGACGAAGCAGCCTTCGAGCCCTACCTGGACACAATCTACCAGGAGGTTCTCAACCTACGGCGGCTCTCTACTGGCGGGCCCTTGCACTTCATCGGGACCCCGACAGAAGGTCATAACTTTTACGCTGATCTTTGGGAACGAGGGAACCCAGAGAATCCGATCAAGGATGAGCAGTTCATTTCCTTCAGGCTATCTACCCGCGATAACGTGGGATACGGACTTTCGGGAGATACGTTTGAGTCAATCATCCGACAACAAGAAGCCTATCTTGTCCCACAAAACATCGATGGGCAATTCATCGAAGCACGGAAGGCTTTTTTCTCTGCCGAATCCGTCGTCGGGTGCTTCGATCCTGGGCTACATGACGATAACCCGCCTGAACGGGGACATCGATACGTCCAAGGAGTGGACCCTGGCATTTCTGCCGACGCGACCTGGAGTCTTACGCTCGACGCTACTGACCGCAATCGTATCGTTGGTGTCCGAGCTCGACGGCGAGGTGGAAAACAAACGATACCAGCAGTAGTCAACATGGTTCGAGAGAGCCATCTACTCTACAACCAGAGCGGGGCATTCTGCTCAACGGTGATTGATAGCACTGGTCTTGGTGGACGATTGTTCCAGCAGGAGTTCAGCATCATCAAGCCCGTTCGTGGATTTGACTTTGGCGGCACTAAGGCAAAAAAGCTTGAACTGCTATCTGACTTGAAGTCAGTGATGGATAAGAAGCAGTTGGTTATGCCGCGAGATGGGGTCTGGGGAGATCTGCGACGCCAGCTTCTTGGCTACCGACTAGACGATAAGAAATTGGAACAGGACGCAGTAATGGCATTGGCCATGGCAGTCCGACAAATCGTTAGGAACCCAGAGAATCCAGTGAAGAATCCTGTGTTCAGTTATTATGGAGAGAATGATTAATGGCAAAGATTAGGAAGGTCCCTCGTACGTACCAGGCGCAGGCTGGCCAGCCTACCCGTGCCATCCCTGCCCAGTATACCACTGACCCAGATGTCGCCACGCCAGAGCAGGTACGTGCTCTTGGCCTTGCTGCGGACAAGGGGAAGATTCTCCGAGAGGGCAAGCTTGTTAGCACCCCGATGGTCCGAGAGACCCCGCTGGTCAATGCCCTGGTCAACATCGACACCGACATTGGCAATGCCCCTGGAAGCGTCAAGAAGCAGAAGAACAAGAAGCTTCGCGGATCTGGGGCCATCAAGACTGGCGCTACCTTTGCCGATCTAAATCAACCAGAAACAGGAATCGATATGCAGCCGTTTATTGTCGGCGATATCGATCAGTTGCCAGAGCAGGCACGCGCTGCACTCATGATGGCTCAGTCGAGCCTTGCAATGCGAAACATCCACCCAGAAGAGAACGACGAGTACGTTCTGTATCGGCAGATGCTTACGCGCCGCAATAACATGGAGTCTGAGCAGTCGCGCCTCAAGGCAATGTTCCGACGTTTCGATAATCTCTACCACCCGACTGTAATGACTGCGGGCGGAGCTGACCATTGGCCCGAAGATCCGAGCGCCCGCCTTGCGGGCCGCGTTCACATTAGCGTCAATGTACATCCGTCCTATGTTAACATTCCAGCATCACTCCAGGCTGTGCGACCAGTTATTAACTACGTCCCAGCTGCGACCGACAAGGAAGCCCGTATGCTCGCCACCGAGCGAGAGCGGCTGTTCTTCCGCTGGTGGGAAGAGAACGACATGGATCTCCTCCTCCAGGATGCTTGTACCCTCAAGTCCCTCTACGGCCACACCGCCGCCAAGATCTACTGGGACCCAATCTCCAAGCTTCCACGCATCTCCGTCATTGAGGCGCCAGAGAACCTCTACCTCGGGTTCGGCTCCTCTGACTTCCGACGCATCGACTGGGCACTGTACGTCTACGGCCTATCGCCGCAGGCTGCGATGGAAGAGTTCGGCATTGCAACGATCCCTGTTCGAGATGGCGGGAAGATGCACCTCTACACGTCGAGCACGACCCACGAGGACCCACTTGCCAACGTCTACCGCAACAACCTGGAGCGCAACCCGCAGCGCAACCGCTCACAGTACGAGCTCCAGCAGGTAGAAGTCTACGACTACTGGTACAAGAAGCCACAGGGACCTGGAAAGCCGTCGATTGTTTGCAACGCTATCTTTGTTGGCAACACGATGGTCAAGAACGAGGAGCACCCAGAGTACGGCGGCACAATCCCGTACCTCGTGCTTCAGAACAGCCGCATCCCTGGCAGCCCATATGGCAAGCCAGAACTCTACGACGTAGAACAGCTCCTCCGCGAGAAGGACGAGCGTATGTCGGCACAGGCTCAGATGATTGCCTCAACCGTCGGCGGCCAGATGTGGCAGCTCGTCGGGCCAGAGGCACCAGATGAAGTTCCACCAAATGCTATCCCAAAGCCAAACCGCATTGCGACCCCTGGCCCTGGCAACGAGATCCGACCGATCTCGCCGTTCATCCCAGAGTTCCAGGTCGAAGACTTCAACCGACGTCTTGACCGAGAAATCGCAGTCGTCACTGGGCTTAACGACCTGCTCCTTGGCCTTGCGCCAACCTCAGTGCTTGGATCTTCGCGTGCCATCGCATCGCTTGTAGCGAACTACGAGCAGCGCATCGCACCAAAGCGAGCACTTCTCTACACCTGGATTAAGCAGGTCTGGGAGTTGACTGGCCGACTTTGGGGCAAGAAGGACGGCGACGTTGAGTTCATCCTTGCGAACGAGTTCCGCCTGGAGATTACACCACCTGAGCTTACCCCACGAGATACGCTTGAGCTTGCTCAGACCGCAATCAACCTCGTACAGAACCGCATCTGGAGCGCCGACCGCGCAATGGATCGCGTTGGTGTCGAGGACCCAGAGGGCGAGAAGGATGTCATCCGAGCCGAGCAGACCGATGCCGCGCTCAACCCAGCAGCCGTTATCCAGATGGGTAACCTGATGCAGCTCTTCCAGCAGCTTCAGATGCAGGGCGTCCAGATGAACCAGATGATGCAGCCGCAGGCAGCCCCACAGGGCGTACCTGCTGATGCACAGGCCCAGTTTGCCGCACAGCAGGCTGCTGCCCAGAATGCGTTTATGTCACTTAACCCACCAGCTGCGGCGTCGTCAAACGCCCCAGAACTGCAAGCAAACCCACCGCAGGAGTCGCTGCCAGAGAACGCACAGGCTGGCGCAGAACTGCTACCACCTGAAGGAGTCGCGTAACAATGGCACGTCGAGGTCGCTTTGCCCGCCCTACTGGCGGTTCGGATATTTCATCTCTCATCAGCCAGCTCTTGCAGCAGCAGGCACAGCGTCGCTATAACGCGATGGGCAATGCGTTCAAGAATGGCACGCAGTTTGAGGGACAAAACGTTACTGCGGATATGCTGATCTCGTACCTCGGCACGGTTGCCGATGTTCTTGGATACGACGCTACAACGTTTGCCGCAGAGCGGACCGAAATCCTCATTACTGGGGCGAAGAACAAGGCATCTGCCGCAGCCGCAGCCTACAATGGCGACCGTGGTAATGCAGTAAAGTATGCTGACTATATTGCCGCCAAGCGTGAGCTCCTTCAGTACTACTCGCCATCAAGCGACAACTACGCATCGACCGTTGCCGACATCAACAACGCTGCAACCGAGTTCATCAAGGACAGCGGCAACCTCCTAAGCTCTGGCGCTATCACTGTTGAAGAGTACCAGCTACGCGCTGGCGGCTCTTTGGATTCCGCAAGCGATGACCAGAAGGAAACCATAACAGATCTCTACCTGCGAACACTCTATAACTATGAGCAGAAGTTCGAGCAGGCTAAGCTTGACAAAACCAAGAACTATAGCTCCTACCTTAAGTGGCTGAACGGATGGATCAAGCGATACGAGAACGAGGGCCTTACTGGCTCTGTCACCTATGCAACGCTCAAGGGCGATGCCGCAACCGTTGGGTCTGCTGGCGCAACCGAAGGGGCTCGAACTCGGGTCAATGATGGTGCCGCTGCGCTAAAGGATGGCATTGATTCTGTCAACTCCTTCTACGGCCTTGTTGCTGAAACGCTTGGTCTTGGTGGAGTAAAAGATGTTTCCGCTGCTGATGTTGCTCGGTTCTATAACCTTGTGGCATCTAACCCAGAACTTAGTGCAAATAGCGCATTTATTTCTCGCAACGACCTGGCAAACAATCTTCAGGCACTTCGCGCAACGGCACTTCAAGTTACGGCTGACGCCGCCAAGGGTAAAGTAAACCTGGGCGGAGATGTAATTAACGACCAGAATCTTGTGATTGCACTTGCCGATGATTACGGAATTGACACTATTGGCGACCGAGCAAACGTTACAACTGGTACGTATCTAGAAGAC